TCAGCCCCGACAGGACAAGGATGTATTCAAGGGTGTTGACTTTGTAGAGGAAATACCTGTGGTATCCATGCAAGAGTTTGTGGAGTCAGTGGGAGGCAGAGTTTTTGCCGTCACCTCTGATGCTACCAAGGTCGGGTTCGACAGCAACAACGAGCGTGTTGATGGTGGCTTTGGATACACGGCATTCAAAGAAAACCTTGCAGGCAACATTGGATTCGCTTCGCTTGATACTGAGATAGCGAAGAAGACGATGGCTAAGATTGCCAAGAACTTCAACGCAGGTGATGTGATTGGGGTGATGATAATGGTTCAGAACCCATCGGCTACCATTGGCAACTACTACGGAGGTAAGTACCTAGGCCGCGCTCTGAAGCAACTTCAGCAAGCTGACGAGGCTGCGTATCAACTGATGATTGATGAGGTAACTAAACTCGTGCAAACGAAGAAGTCAATTGTAGATGCTCTCAAGAAACAACAAACGGAGCAGAAGCTGATTGACTTGTTACGTGACCCTTCAAAGTTTACAGAGAACGAGTTTGCTCAAGAGTGGATTGCAGACACCACATTTGATGTGCGTCGTGAGATGCTAAAGGCGATGATTATTGCATCTCCTGAAACGATAACGAACGTATCCACACCGATTTACAAAACCATGCTGAAAGATGCAGGCTTCAACCTGCAGGACTTCCTCATGGAGTACGGTGATGTGAGATTGATTGGTGAGAATAACCTCAAGGAAGACAAGGGTGGATTCTTGGTTGGCGGATTTAAGATGACCGTTCCTAACTCAGCAGACGTAGCAGGGCTGATGGCTGAGGTGGAAACCAAGGGCTTTACCCACCCGCAGTTTAACGGAAAGCTGCCGAGTACGGGTGAGCACTTCTTGTTCGATGGGTTGTACCCCATCCAAGAAAACCTTGAGGAGTTTGTAGTTTCTGAGACTCGCATTGCAAAGGAGTTGCAAGAGGAGGCTGACAAAAGAGTCAGGAAGCTCGCTAAAAAGAAAGGTGTTGGGGTCTTTGATAGAAAGTTTACAGACAAAGACTCGGACAGGTTTGTTCCTCAGAGTAAAAGAGGCTACAGAAACCTCTCTACTACGGCTAAAATTATCTTCAAGAAAGACAACCAAGACCTTCTTGTTGAGGCTACCCCACAGCTTGCTTCAGGCGTGGCGCGGGGCATGGGCTTGAAGACAAAGGGAGCTATCCCTGCAAGCACTGAGTTTAGCCCTGCCCGTCGTCAGCAGAAGTCGATGAATGAAATCATCGGAGAGGCACGAGACGCAAACTTCCGTGACGCTACCATTCGTGACTACCTGATTCGCGTTCGCAAGATGAAGGCCGAGGTGGTTGATGCTGCGCTTGAGGTATCTCGCGATGCTTTTGAGAAGCTGCCTGATGCGTTTAAGAACATGCAGGGTGGTGTCAAAGCAGGAGAAGCCTTGTACAAGAAGGTCGAGGACTTCCGCAAGAAGTTGGAGAGAAGGAACGCTCGCAGCACGTACAAGACCGACGCTGAAATCAAGGCTATGGTCGTTGAGTTTGCACAGGGGTTGCGTGCTACCTACGACACCAATGCTCAGATTCAAGAGAAGGTAGATAAGTACAAGGCGAAACTTGAGCGCAACAACAAGCGCAGAAAGACACCTATGTCTTCTACTGAGATGCGTAGCAAGGTGGCTGAGTTTAGACGCGACCTCGTGGAAAAGCGTGACGCAAAGCGTGATGAGGTCAACGGTAAGATTACTCAGTTCGAAGCAGCAGAAAGACGTAAGAACAACAGACGTGTTAAGCCGCTCACCGAGCAAGAGGTTATGACGGCCATGATTGAGTTCATGGAGTCACAGCCTGAGTTCAAGAAAGAGGGTGATACGTTTGTGGAAAAAGGCGTTACAAAGTTCCGTAAAGGGATGTCTACACAGCAGGCTCAACTGATTGCTGCGTTGCAAAAGAACGTGGGCATCAGGCCCACTCAAGACATGGCGGCTAAGGTTCGTCGTGCTCGCTTTACCGTAAGAGAAAGACTGAAGGGTCAGAGAGACATTCAGTCCGTGAAACGTGCGATGAGAAACTTCATCCGCCAAGCGTTGCCTACTGAGCTTTACACGAAGAAGGAAGTGTTGTCTTTGCTGCGCAAGATTGAGGTAGCCAACAGAGACAATCTTGAAAACCTTCAGGGCGAGATTGAGGAGTTCGTTATCAGCAAGAACGTACAGAGTCTCAAGAGAAGCATCAGCAAGATTCTCAACGCTGACTATGAGACGCTGCAGAGCGGAAGGCGCAAGGGTGTCAAGGTTGACCTCGCCACACGGGAGCAGATAGAGAAGATTAGAGATTCTATCCTCCCTGAAGATGCAACAGCAGAGCAAGTGTACGAAGCCAACGAATCATTGCAGAGGCAATGGAATGAGTTAGACAAGAAGCCTGACGCTACGGTTGCGGAGCAGATGGAGATGGTTACTCTTCAGATGATTATCGAGCTGAACAACTCCTTGGTCATGGAAGATACTGACGCGAACAAGGTGGCGGCATTGGATATTGTGAACGCAACTCTTGCCGACATGGTGGCTTTTGGTCGTAGCGCACTGCAGGCGGAACTGTTCGAGGCGAAGCAGGAGTACGACAGACAGTTCGAGATTGCCTACAAAGAGATTACAGGCAACGATATTGACATGACCGACGAGAATGCCAAGGAGCAACTTGAGGAGGAAGAAAGACAGCGTGGTAATGAAGCATCTAAAAAAGAAGTAGAGAATAGAGTAAAGGCATTTGCTCGAAGAATTGGTGAAGGCATCCAAGGGTTTCTTACTTCAGCCGAAGCTCTTGATGGCTTGATGGATAAAATCAGCATAATGCCCGGTGAGTTATTTGGTGGAGCACTTCAAGACTTGGTTACGGGTAAGGTTGACGAAGCGTCACGCAACTTTAAGGCGAGACGCATGTACACTGAGTTTGCTGTGAAGAACAAGCTCGAAGAATTGTACGGCAAGAATTGGCAAAGAAGAGCACGAGAGAATCGTAGAAAAAAGACTGAGATTGCATTTAGACCGCAGGAAGTACAAAGAGCACAAGACGCATACAACGCTAACACTTCAAAAGAAACTAAAGAGGAATTGGAGCGGGTGTTAAAGGGGACTCGTATGTACAGTCAGAATCAGATGTACTACCTGTACAATCAGTTCAAAGACCCCGCTAACCACGGTGCGTTTGAGAATATGTTTGGCCCGAACTACGAAGAGATTATGGAGGAGATTACCTCCAAGCTCGATAAAGAGGTCAAGGAGTTTGCGGATTGGCAGGTTACAGAGTTCTTCCCTGAACTTTACGAGCACTACAACGAAGTGTATAAGCGTGTGTACCGAACCAACATGCCGTGGAACGAGCACTATGCGGGGCGCATCTACAGAGAAGAACTCACACCCGAACCGTTGGATTTGTTGTCAACCAACAATGCTTTTAACAACTCGGTGAATGGTGCTTCTACTCGTGCGAGAGTAGAGAACGCTAAGAACATTAAGGAGATGGACGGAACAGATGCTCTGATGTCATACATCAATGACATGGAGTATTTCGCAGCTTATGCAGAGACTATTCGCGACATCAACAAACTCTTCACTAACAAGTACGTTCAGGGTGCTATTATCAAGAGGCACGGTGAGAAGACCATGAACCTGATTAAGGATATGATTGAGAAGGTTGCAAACAAGGGAACACGAAAGGAGTTGATGGCATCGTATATCAACTCTTTCAATAATGTGTTCATCATATCCCGACTTGGTCTGAGTCCTGTCATCATGGTAAAGCAGCTCACCTCCACCTTTACCTACGCCAACGATATTGGTGCTAGAAATTGGCTCAAGTATTCGGCCAAGAGCATTCCTGAACTTAAGAAAGTTTGGACAGAGATTAGAGAAAACTCTGTTTACCTGCAGGACAGGAAGTACGATGGCATCATGAAGGCCATCGAGAGCTACAGCGAGAATGCAATGCAGAAGTTTGTGCCTAGACCTACGGTGGACTTCTTGATAAACGTATCTATGTACATGGTGAAGTTTGGTGACCGCTCGGCAATCTTCCTTGGGGGCACTCCTAACTACATGTTTTACAAAGACCAAGCGTTGAAGCAGGGCAAGACTGAGCAAGAGGCGATTGAGATTGCAGTCAGAAAGTTTGAGAGAGATACAAAAAGAACGCAGCAGTCTGCAGACCTTCAGGATAAGGATACATTTCAAACATCCAACCCTCTTGTCAGAGCAGCCAACATGTTCCTAACTACTCCCAAGCAGTATCTCCGTAAAGAGATTCAGGCGGTGCGTGCCCTCAGCAGGAAGCTGAAGGCGTTCGACAAGGACGCGGGCAAAGGGAGTATCAAAGAGAACATCAGAACTCTCATGATGTACCATGTGTTCATGCCTGTTTTTTTCCAATACGTGTCAATGGGATTGCCCGGATTGTTGCGAGGGTGGAGAGACGACGACGAGGATGATTTGATTCGCTCTGCAGTTATTGGAAACCTGAACGGATTGTTCATCGTGGGTGAGATAATCAATGGGTTGGGTGATTACTTCACAGGCAAGCCTTGGGCAGGTGAAAACGCTAAGTCCCTTGGTGCGATTAACATGGCATATAGTATCATTCAAAAATTCAAGAGAGCGGACAAGATTAAAGACCCTCAAAAGCAAGCAGAGGCTTACAAGAAAGCGTACGTGGAGCTTGTCTCTATATCAGGTATCCCCGCACCGACCTTAGCTAAGTTGCACGACAACTATGAGGCTATCATCAGCGGTGAGACTGACGACACAGGAGAGCTTATCCTGCGTCTCTTCAACTTCTCTGACTATCAAATCGAGGGGCCAAAGAAAGACGAGAAGAAGTACAAGACTCTTGACGAACTCAACAAGGAGTACGACAGAGAAAAAAGAAAGGAAGAGAGAGAAGAACGTAGAAGACAAAAGCTCCTTGAGCAGGGTCTCGATGCAGTCCCTCTCGATGGAGGTCTCGAAGGCTCAGGTCTAGAATCTAAACCACTCTAACGAAAGCCATGCCATTCAAGAAAGTAGGAGACAACAAAAACGTAAGCCCAAGCGGACGGGTGTTTAATGATGCTCAGGTCAGACTGTACTACGCCACCGATGGCTTCAAGCCATCAAAGCTCAGTAAGAAAAAGAGAAGGAAAAGGAAGAAGTAACCGTGTCCTCAAGGACACAGTAAGACGAACAAGCCGTATAGGATGATACCGTTAAGGACGGTAACCGCAATGAGGTTGAAGATGTCGCGTGGGTCAATATCTCTCATGGTGTAGGTGTTCTTGTGGATTAAAGTAGGCCATCAACTCCTCGTCATTGGCGGCTCCCTTTCTTGGCTTGCGACCGTCAAACCTGACAACGCCCTCCATCTTTCGAATCTTGCCGTAGATGATGCCGTCATGACAGGCCCACACAATCATAGGTGTTGGTCGAGGGGCAAGCTCACCCTGCAGCTTGTTGAGCTTCCTGATGGCAACAGGTAGTGGGTATGCATCCGCAATGATGCGGTGTCTACCCTTGACCTCAACGAATCCTTTTAGCTCCTCGTCCTTGAAGACCTGAAAGTCAATGTCGTTCGCTCCGAGCTTCTTGAAGGTCAGGTCAAAGAGAGAACAGAATTTTTCTATGGCTCTCTTCTCTCTCTCTAGGTGGGTGTCATCTTCGAATCTCATAGTTCCATTAGGCAGTTAAACGCGGTGTGCCCACCAAGCACAACGCCACAGCCTATGGCTTGTCGCTTGAAGTGACGGGCGTAAGCAGCAGCGTAGCTGTCAGCATCAATGCCGCATCCTACCTGCATGCCGAAGACCCGAAAGTTACGGCCAACAAGCCATTCGCAGTATGCCTGTGTGTGGATATGCCCCGACACCGTGCTCATCATGTCGTTCTTAGCCTTGGTTCTAGCTGTCCCACCCTCACCATGCACGTACTGCACGTTGTCATACACCACGCGCTCTGACCAATCCCAATCCGTTCCAAGCACCTCGTTGTATGAACGAATCCATTCCACCGGGACGGACGAGGAGAACGCCTTACGCATGATGATGCGGTCATGGTTGCCGATGATTACATCTGCAATGGGAAAGGCATCAGCCCACTTCGTTACTCGCGCAATGGCGTGGTCAAGCTCAGTACCACCCGACATACCGTTAGGGTCGGTCTCGTGATAGCTTGCGTAGTGGTTGTCCAAGATGTCTCCAATGAAGACCACTTGGTTCAGGTTGTACTTGGCGTACACGTCCTCGCAGAACTCAAGGTATCCATCAAGACAAAAAGGAGCGTGGATATCGCCAACGACGAGTATCCTCCGCTCCTTCTTCATTAGGTTTTCGTAAGCAATCCTCTTGTTCCCCGTGAGTCTAGGTCTGCTTTCAGATTTCATCTTTGATAGAGTTCTTTAATTCAACAAGCCTCGCGATTTGCACGTCAACAACTGACGCTATAGAATCGAAGTCTCTATCAATAAGACCCTCGTAGATGAGGTTGTTGGAGTCATGTAGGTCAGCCATCAAAGAGTTGATGTGATTTATTCTCTCCCTCTCAACGGCTGACGGCTCACTCATCTCTTATCTACATCCATAAGAAACATATCGCCTGTTGGTTTATCAACTCTTCGTATGCCCTTGTAAATCTCTTGGGACTTTCTCTTTACCTCTCTTCTTTCTGAGGCTGTCGAGTCTGTTCCAAGAGCGCAATACATTGCGGCATCAATACGTAACAGCTCGTCAATCTTCTGCTTGTCAGTCCACGTCTTGAACTGAACAATCTTTTCGATGTCGTTGTTAGTATAATCCATTGAACCAAGTTGTGAGTTTTCGTTCGACTTCCTTTTCGGAACCCATAGGGGTGCGCTGACTTACTAACTTCATGATTCCCTCCATACGGGTGGACTCCGCATTAGCGTCTTTTCGTTCTCGACGAGACTCTTCAATCTGTGAATATAAGTCATTCACCTTTTCCCTCAAAGAGAATACCTCGCTTTTTAACTCCGACCTTTCCATAGTATAGACGGGGTCGAAGCTGTTCATGTACACAGTCTTCGCTTCCTCGTACATTCTTTTAAGCATGGCGTCTTGCTTGACGTATGCAGGGAAGTTCTTGCAGTAGTGGCAGATGGTGGCGTGGTTCTTACCTAAGTACCTGCCAATCTCTGACTTGCTGAACCCCCTCTCAAAAAGGATATAAGAAAATATAATCCTCGCGTTGACATACTCGCGCTCTCTTCTCACGGATAAGATGTCGAGGTCGTATACCTCTTGGACTGCGTTAAGCAGAACATCAAACTCCGTTTTGGTCTCTCTGTGCATAGTATTCGATTGTATTATTAGCTAAAATGTAGTCGAGATATTCGTCTGTTGTTATGCTGACGATATCCAATAACAGGGGAAGCTCTCCTACTTGCTTCAGATACTCAATGGCATAGAAGACAGGCTCTTCACCCCTGATTACACCCCCCGTAGTTTGGCTCCACCCATCATCGACGGGTAAGTAATCAAGCGCAGGGAGAATGTCTTGCAACAATTGCTTTCTCCGCCTGATAGTAAATTCCGAAAGCTGTTCTACAAACCAATCCTCAATCTCGAATTGGTTGCTGTCAAACACCCCGGTAAACTTCTGTTCTCCCATAGCTTTCTAATTCTTTTAACCGATACTCCTGAAGCCTTGACAGCTTACCCTTCGGTGTTTTAACCTCTGAAAAGATTACATTAGAATCAGGTGGTATAGCTACGATATCAGGTATGCCGTTCTTATTGGTCTTGATTAGCTTGATAACGTAGTACCCCTCGGCTTCGAGTTGCTTAATTCTTTTGGATTGTATTTGCTGTTCAGTCACCTACCAAATATACAAAACGGGTTGCCGTTTATTCCTTGTTCAATTTCTTGAAGTGGTTTACGGTGAAGTCCCGCTTCTTGGTGACGGCCTTGTAGATGTCCTTCTCAATGCCACCACGAGAGAACACCCAATACACATCTGACTCAAGCCTTTCCTTCGTAGTCATCCTGTCTCGTGACTGCCAATAGCTTGTCGCAGAGAAGTCTATGTTGTAGTACACCAAGGCATCAGCCTCTCGTAAGGATATACCCTCACGTCCGCTCACGATTTGTAAGGCTATGTTCTTATCTGTTCCTGTGAACTTATCGAGGTCAGTAACGAGCGTGTCCTTGAAGACACGCTTGAGTGCTTCGAGTTCCGCCTTGAACTTGTAGAAGATACCAATCTTCTTGCCCTCGAACTTCTCCTTGATGAAGGTGGCCTTGCTCAAGTCAAGCACCGTAGCCTTACCCGACTCGAACTTGATAGTCCCTGAGTATAGCTGATGGAGCTTCATCATGAGCTTGACGGGTGTGTCGGCCAAGATGACCTCGTCCTTACCCTCCACCACCAAGTCCTTCTTGAGCCTCGCGGCAAGGCTGTATGTCATGTCTGACATCTCCACCTGCAGTACGTGCTCTCGCGTATCAACCTTGAAGCCCGCCTCCTTCTGAGAGAAGTTGATGGTGAACGGCTTCATCGCGTCGAGGATGGTCTCCAAGCCCTTGGAGTAGTCGTTAATCATCAGGCCGTTTATCTTCCTCTGAGTTACCTGAGCGTACTTGTCGCAGAAGCGATAGAAGTTCTTGAACTCACGGAACGGGTTGGTTGGTATACCGTACACCTGATGGTACATCTGACAGTATGACTCAGGCGTTGGTGTGCCCGACAGCAGGATAACCTTTGGGCTATAACGCTTGACCATATCCCTCACGTCCTTGGCCCTCTTGCTCGGCTTAGGAAACGCTCCTATGCTGTGCGCCTCGTCAAGGATAACGATGTCCCACTTTACGTCGGGCAACTTATGCATCGACTCGTAGTTGATGACGAACAGGGAGTACGACGGGCACAGCTTGTCGCTGTCTGCGGTGATAGAAGAGATGGCTTTCTTCTTCGTTATGAACAAGACGTTGTCAGCACCCATCTCGTCACAGATACCTAGGCTTGTGAGGGTCTTACCTGTACGCACCTCCATCGCCAAGTAGAGGAAGCCCGTGTCCTCAAGGACACGGACACCCCTACTGATGATGTCTTCTTGGTAGTCTCTAAACTCTATCTCTGATGACTTTTTCATCTGCTCGGAATAGTATTCAAGGCTGTTGCTAATTCGTTCTCTTACCAAGGGGTCAACGTTGCGGTACTTATTTACCTCCACCGTGGTGGCGGTACGACCACGCCCGACCTTCCTCTCAGACTTAGCGTTGATGACTCGGTCTAATCTTTCGATGTTGCGATACATCTCAGCATCGCTTAAGCACGTCTTGCGTGCGAAGACCTCCTTGTCACCCCACATGAATATCTCAGGCTTCATGGTATTCCGCTTCGAGAATCATCTCCAAGTAATGGATAGCCTTCTTGATGTCCTGAGACCTGCCCTTGTCTCGGTGGCGCGTGACGTACTTAATGACGTTGCCCTCAAGGTATCCCATCTTGTTCTTGAGGATGTACTCTACAGGCTCGATGCCTCCGTTCTTGTAGTGCTTCTCTCCTTTG